AATACGTCAATAATCATCTGTACATACACAGGCAGCTTAAGATGTGCAACTTCCTCAACTGTCATACCCGATACAGATGCTAAAAGCGAATAGATATCCTTCTTAGCAACCCTGTAATTCTTTACGACAATTGCAGCAATCTTTACCATAACATCTATGCCAACATCTTTGATTAAATCATTATTGACCTCTTTTCCTTCAACAAGCCTGTTAATCTCTTTCTTACCAAAGCAATCTGCAATCTTGTCAATACCAATCTTATCAATAATACCTGCAAGATAATCAAGATCATCTGCTTCAATAGGTCTCAATGTATATGGCTTTTCTACAATAACCTCTGTTTCGGTTTTCACTGTTTCTGTTGTTGTTACTTCACTCATGTTTTATCTCCTCTCTTAAACAGCTGCTTTATTAGGATAGAAAATGTAAATAGGCAACTTATCAAATACGCCACCCTTAAAATCTGCTGTAGACTTGAATGTTGTAGCGCATACGGATGTTTCCTTATTCTTGTTATCAAGTTCAAGGCCTGAAGAACAGATTGCATTTTCTAAGATTGCAATAATTTCTGTACCATCTGTCATTGTACCGACAAACGCAATGTTATCAAGGTAATCTGATAACTCAATCAATGACTTAGTTTCAATCTGTGTATATCCTTTGATTAAGCTGTCTGCTTCCTTTCCAACAATTGCGCGCTTGATAGACTCAACTGTATGCTGTGCAAGATTAACTTCAAGCGTTCCAGTTTCGCCAGTCTTCTGATTAAGGCCCTTAATCTCAACAGTTGCACCATCAACCTCAATTGGTGTGATTTCAGGAACAATTGAAAGCTTATTACCGCCATTTGTAGCCCCCAGAACATGATCTTCATCATCTGTCCATGCTCCCGTTACATAATCTCCAACAGCAGGCTTTGAATAGCTTTCATCAAGTCCAATAAATGATACCCCTGGTGTTAATTTACTGATTGAAATTGTTGTATCTGATTCCTGTGTTCCATCTGCAACAACCTTAAGTGTACCTTCTGGCTGTGTTGATGAGCCGCCTGTAACCTCAACCTTTTTATAAACATACTTGAAGTTCTTAAATACTACACCTGCGCCAAGTAAGAAATCATTAGGTGTATTGCTGTTAATACCTGATTTTCTCATAGTTTTGCTCCCTTCCATTCTTTAACTTTTAAATTAACTGTCATGCTTTTAAGATCCATATTCTCATTCCTAACAGGAAGAGCATTTGCATAAAAAATAGCCACCACTGAACCGCTGTCAGTAGTGACCAATTTTCCTGATGTCTCATCAAACAATTTCTTTATTTTTTCTTTGTCCTGCTCTAATTCCAAAGCAGGCCCCCTTGTAAAGCCTGACATAATGAATGTGCTTTCAGACATGCCATCTTCATTAAGCGGCTCTACCTCCTGATACTCACCAACCCAATAAGGATAAGCAAGGTCAGAAGTCCATTCATAATACTCATAATTAATACCTGCATCCGTAAGCAACCTATCAATTATGCCTAATGCTTCAATTGTCATATCACACCTCATTCACCAAGCTTGGCTTTAAATATATCTTCTGCTCTTCTAATGATAGCAGATTTACTGTCATTAAAAGCTTTCTGCAATGTGTGCTGTGGTCTTTTACCATTAGTCTTATAGAAAGCCTTTCCATGTTTTCCATATACAATAACAACCTTACCGTTAAATGTAGGCTTCTTTTTTCCATTGTAGCCGTCCACTGGAATATACCAAGGATTCTTTCTTCCATCCTTATTAGCCGCCCATTCACCAGTTCCAAGTTCATTCCATATGGCATTTTCAAGACCACTTCCAATTGTTGCTTCACCTTTAGATTCATTTACATTGGCTTTCCATGAACCCTGGAGCTGTCCTGTACCAACAGGTGTGTTTCTAACTGCTTCTGATGCAATATCACCTGATGCTTCAAGTAAAAAAGCACCAACAGCATCTTCAATTGCTCTATTTACCTTCATTGTATTGTCAATGAATTCAACATCTGCCATATCACTGTCCTCCTGTGTAAGCAAGATATATTTCAAGCTGCTTATGTAAATTCATGGTGTCGTCAATAACCTTTACATCATATGTAGCGCCATCTATAAGAATCCTGCTGTTTTCAGCCTTTATTCTGCCGTCAAGCTCCTTATAATCTGCTACAAAGATGTGCGTTGATTCCTGAATCTTAGCATTATAGCTTGTATATCGTGAATCACCTGCCTGAAGGTCAATGAATCCTGTAAGAGTGTCAACTGTCTCCCAAGTCTTGACTCTTGAACCTGTGGCATCTTTAGTTGTGCCTGTATTAATCTGAATTATAGCTGTTGTATTGCCGCCTATCCTATTCATACAAGCACCCCCTTAGAATCTTGCTTTCTTGTAAGCATTTAAAAATGAAACATACTTCTTCGGAACACCAAATGAACCATCAATATCAGTTTCCGAAGCATCCTGTGCATATGTGACAGAATGTCTGCTTAATGTTTCTGATTGTATATTCATTTTTGATGTGTCGCCGCTGTTTATGTCCTCATTCTTAAGCTTCCATCTGATAATATCCACAGCACCCATCTTAACATCCTTTGGATAGAATATCTTAGTAACAAGCACATGTGATTCATCCGTTAAAGCTCCGTTTAGACCCATACAGCCGTTTTTTAAATCAACACCTGTAATTGTATATAAGCCACCATTAAAAGCGGATTCTGAAAGCTGTACAGTGTCACCAACCTTAAATAAGGTTGATGCATACTGTAAACCATTTGCAGATGATACATTACACCTAAATCGTCTGTTTCTATCCTGGAAGTTATTATTGGTATATTTTCTAATCAACAGTTCCAGTGCTTGAAGCTGCGCATCAAGCACCAAATCTGTCTTATCGGTTGTAATAAACTGCCTTAGTTCTTCAATAGTCATTATCATAAGGGCATCCCCCTTATTTCTTAAACTTAGCAAGAACAACTTTAGCTGCATTAGTAAGTGCAACGCCATAATACTTAGTAGCAGTAATATCATGCTTCTGCTTCTTAGGAAACCACTCATGATCAACCTGTGTATTCTTCTTTAAGAAGATTGTAATTGCTGCCAGCTCATCTTCTGTGTACTCTGTTTCTGTTGAATCAGGTTCCATCTTAAGGACAGGGCATACATAATACTGATTAGCTGCCGCAAGGTCCTTTACCTTGTTTCCAATCTCCAATTTAACAGTAGGATCTACCTTAGCCTGAAGTACAGCCATATTATCAGCTGTTACTGCTGTTCCTGATGATGCATCAACCGCTGCTGTAACAAGTCTAACTTTCTTAGATTTCTTAATCCAAGCTCCAGCAATCTTACCAATTGCACCGTTTACGGCAACACCAGCTGTAAACTTATCAGCCGATAAGAAATTAGGATCCTTCAGAAGTGTTGCTTCCTGTGCAGGATTAATAAACATTACCTTTTCAATACCATCTTCTTCATCAAGGAATGATGTATTAGCATCAACAATTCCTGCATATGAAATCTGTGCAGTACCATCACCTGAAGTCTTATTTGATGTATAAGCTGCTGCAATTACATCATTATCAACTTTACCTACAATTGACTTTGCAAGCTGTGTTTCAGCCTGTCCGATTGGATTTCCTTTACCTGAATTGATAGCTGTCTGAAGAATTGACACCGCCTTTGCAGCACACTTAATAGTAAATGTTGTGCTAGATGCAGTAAGATTAGTAGTTGGAATTTCTTTGTCAGTATCAGCCGCTGCTTCAACATCAAAATCGTCTGCATCCCCAATATAATCCCATGATGGAACTGTTACTGTATCACCTGGTACACCTTCAAGGGTGTTATCAACCTTTGCATACGGTGTAATCTTGGCCTGTGCTGTAATCTTGGCTTCAATCATATCTCCCATTACCTGCGGATTAATAACATTATTTAACTTTGTTGTTGACATAATAATCACCTTTTTAACCTTTCTTTTTTAAGAATTCATTGCTGCCGCATATGCTTCAGGATTTTCCTGTGCAATCCTTGCTCTTTCAGCATACGGCTTCTTTAGTAATTGTTCTTTTGTGAGTGTTCCTGTATTTTCACCATTCGGAAGCTTATTAGGGGTTAAAACCTGATATCCGTCATTGTTATCAGAAACAGACTCAAACATTGTAGGGAATTGTGTCTTTAAGCCAGAAAGCTTATCACTCCATCCCTTGATATTTTCGTTTTCGTCAAGCTCTAAGGATTCACCTTTCTCCTTCAGCTTTTCATTCAGCTTATATGTAAGATAGTCAACATCCACAGCCTTTTCAGACATAAGGGCAACCTTGATTGCCGACTTAATCTTGGTCTCCTGTAATTCTGCCTGAAGCTGTGCATTCTGCTGCTCATACTGTGTGAACTTAGCCTGAATATCCTCATTGCCCTTAGATGCCTTTTTTAGTTCGCTAATGAGATTATTGGCATTGGTAAGTTCATTGTTCTTTCCTTCCAACTGTGCAGCTACATCATCATATTTAAGCTTGCTGATGTAATTGCCTGAATTAATGTTTTCAAGCTTCACCTGCTTATCCTTGTTTTCCTCATTGCCATTAAAAGCATCAATTTTCTCCATGAACTGATTAAAAAGTTCTTCTCCTAAAATAGCTTTTAAAAATTCCATATCCTTTTCCTTTCTTTGCCTGCGTTTTTATCTCTGGTTTCTTCCAGAAGCAAGATGCCTTTTTTCTGCCTTGCATCAGGGCATAATACAGATGCTTTTAACTGTCGTCACTGCATTTGGACATATAAAAAAGACAGGTTAAGACCTGCCTTAGTTATTGAATATTATCTTTTAAATTCTTAATATCTTTCCTTATTGCTCTAATTTCCTGCTGCTGTTTCTTGACCATCCCATGTAATTCCTGTATAGCCTTAGACAGATAAGGTATCAATCTTGTTTCATCAATCTGCAATAATTCCTCAAAGTCACATTTATTTGTCTGTTGCACACGATTAACACAACCTTCATCAATTTCCGCTACCTGTTGTGCAATATAACCGATTGGAACATGCCCTTCTCTTGGCGTTTTTGAATTATCCCAATCAAATTCCTTATGCTCCAATTTATCTACGAAATCAAGACCTGACTCTGCTGAATCTTTAACATTACATTTCAAACGCTCATCTGATTGCCACCATGATACACCATACGTCCATTCCTTTCCTACATTAGATGTACAATTACAATGCATATAACTCCAATCATCAGCTGGTCTGATTATGTAAATTCTATTATTGGATGTTGTATTTGACTTTACCAAAACCCTTCCATCAGGACTATATGTTGCATAATCTGCGTTATTAGCATGATTAACCGACTGACTTCCTATAGATTTTGAAGTAATTACTAATGCAATATTAGCCAATAAATCTACAAGTTTGTTGCTTGATGGCCTCCCTGAATCCGTGACAGCTATAACCTGATTAGGACTTGAATCTATGCTGCCCCCATGTTTAACATCTGTACAATATATCTGAAAACCTTGCCAATAACTAATACGTGGAAACCAAAAACATAAATGTCCATTATATAAAAGACCATAAAATTCAGAAGGCTTCATATTGCTTCCGCTTACACATAAAAATCCATGATTAATTATAGTTCCCCCATATATATACCCCTGAATCATCCAATGCGTTGGTATTCCACTTCCATAACTATTACCTTTAATTTCCAAAAAGAACGGTGAACCTGATGTCACAGTATAATCAATAGATGTTTCAATTAAAGTTCCATAATTGAAATCTCTAAGTGTCCTAAACCATGTTTGTTTTCTTTCAGAATCAAGGTCTGCTCCGCTTGTTGTTTTCACATTGGAACCTATAACCCCATTACTAAAATCAGCAGGTAATGCACATTCAAAAGAATTGCTTTCGGACACCTTACCGAAAGCAATTCCATGACCTGATTTATTAAAGTCCATTAATGTGTATGCCGTTGCTATATCTGCTTGATTTGTTGTTGTCGCAAAATTATCTTTTGCTATAAGAAGAACATGATATGCTTCGTTAATATCAGCAGCTATAATGGCATAACCTTCCCAAGTGTACGCATCTGTATATGTAGTGTGTGTTGAATAGCTTGAATCACTCTGCTTTTTATATTGTAGTGTGAATGTTTTTCCATTCTTATTGTTTAAAGCAGGAATCAAAGCTTTATACACAACTTTCATATATGCACCATCTTCACTTGCTGTGCCATTTGAAGTACATCTAAAAGCTAATAATTCTGTTATTATTGGTGAAGTGTATACAAGGACATTGATTGTTGTTGTCTTTGTTGTTGTTCTTCCTCTGCTATCTGTAGCAGTAACACTAATTGTATTTGTTCCTGCTGTTATGAGTACATCAGTAATACAGCCATTAGAACTATATTCATGTCCATTGACCGTTATCTTAATAGTGCTTATTGTACTTGAATAGCTGCCTGATACTGCAGCTGTTACTTTGACCTTAGATTTATTCTGTACATAACCACCATATTTTGTTGCATACCCTTCTGGATCACTACATGATATAGATGATATTGTCGGAACAATATTTGAAGGAACTAATATGTTAAGTGTTCCAATATATGTTGTTCCAAGAAGCGTACCGCCACTGTATGTATCAAGTGTAAAATAGACAGTATCACTTGGTGCATTAGGAATCTGATTCATCCATTCGCTAGGAATCGTAAATGTACAAGATTCTCCTGCAATGCCTGTTACTAATGAAGAATAAGCTGAACCATCAAAGGAATAATTTAAAATGTGTGTGAAACTGTCTGACCTTCTGCTTATATTAAGTTTTACACTACTTCCATAATTGACCTGTGAAGTTTCAAATGAACCTGTAGAAGCATTTCCAATAATGTTTAGTTGCCAACTTTCTTCACCTGATATAATGCCCCATCTGCAATTATAACTAAAACTTAATGTAAATGTTTTTTCACCCTCACGATTATGTGTCAAGGTAGTGCTTATGCTTCCTAATTCCCATGTCCCTGAGCTGACATAAGAAGGATATAATTTATGCATATCAAACCTCTGTCCATCTATATAAATAATAGGTGCTTCCAAGGGTTCTTCATATGAACTATCCATATCATTATTAAAATACAGTGTAGCTGTTATTGTGCTCCCATTATTAATTGTATCCTGTACAGCATTCCATTCAACCCAGGCACTACAATGTCCATCATATGAATATCCTCTAATTCTTCCACTTAAAGCCATCAATCTCACTTCCCTTCATTAATACATTTATAATCTTATCCATAGAGCATTATATTAATTTTTATTGGCAGCTGTTTCCGTTTAATCAGTATTGGTATTATATTTATCAAGCAAGCTTAATAATGTTGTTATCTGTGTTGATAACCTTATTAATTCATCAACATTCAAGCCCTCTGTTTCCTGTCTTGCCTGTAAAATATCAATCTGTTTCAAGATAATTTCTTTTTCTGTCATTTGTACTCACCTTCTTTCTTATCATTAAAAAAGACCATGCTAAAAACATGGTCTTAATACTCTAATATTTAATTGCACTAAAAAGCACAATGATGAAAATACTCATTATTTGCCTTTTAAAAAATCATATACATATCCCAATGTATCATGTGCTATCATAAATTCAACCAAATCATAGTTTTCATCATCCAGCAAACGCATATAATCATCAAATTCCGCTTCATTTTTTAATTCATCTGCTATCTTCCTTGATATTTCCTTTTCGACTTCATCATAAGAAAATGGCCACTCATTCGTTATTTTTTCTAATATCTTATTAGCTTCATCATATTTCTCTGATGCAGCTAATAAAACATATTTCCCATAATCGGTATTCATCCATAAATCATCTATTTTCTTTTTTCGTTCTTTATCCATAATACCTCCTACTCTTCAATAATACATTCAAGAATAATTTTTCTATTTGATGTTCTATTATTTTCAATTCTTGAACCAACTATTTTTAACTTTGTATTTCTGCCAAATATAATTTCACTTTCTTTATTATTGGTAGTTATATAACAATTTGTTCCTTTAGGTGCTTTGATATCTAACCTTATACCTTTTTCTTTCATTACATTTTCAGTTGTAACACCACTTGTACTTAAAAATCCCTTTTCAATATACATGTGTCCATTTTTTATATTATTGGGTATATCAGCAATTGAATTCCAATATTGTTCCTTATCCATATTTAAACCGCATGAAGGAACTTTAACACCTGTAATTGCTTCAAGTGCATCATCTTTAACAAATCTTGTTACTATTATATCATCATTTAAGGTATGTGTATTAATTATTCCTTGCAAAGTATCCGCAATTTCCTGATAATTATCAGGAAGTATCTCACCATTTCTTAACATTGCATTCATTTTTCTTGCATTACTTGAATTAATATATCCACTTAAATGACTTCTTCCATAAACAACGCTTCTTTCTTCTTTGCTTATGCTATGCTTCATTTCTTTGAATTCTTCCACTGTTAATTCTTTGAAATGCCTTGTATCAACATTCTCTTCTGATATTCCCAAATACTTAGCCTTATATTCCTCAAAATCCTTTGATTTATCCAAGCCAAAGTACTCAGCCCTTTCCTTCATGGTATCAAGTTCTTTATCATTTAAAGCCCATCTTGCCCTCTGTAGCAAAGCACAACGGCAATTACATACATTGGCAGCAGAACCACCAATACCAGGCGCTTTCATCTTTTCACCGCCAACAATGAAATATTCGTCAAGCTCCTTGATTTGCCCGTCTGCCTGTGCATGTGCAGGTCTTGTGTTACCATCTAAGGCTGCACACCACTGCTTCAACACATCAGCTCCCTTTTTCTTGGCAGCTTCCTGTGCATCCATTGCTGACTGATTCTGTATTCTATGCCCTTCTGTCCTTGCAATCCTGATAGAGTTATTCTTTGCCTTATTGAATCCAAACATGTCAATAGTGCTGTTCATTCCCAAGCTTATCTTCTCGCCTATCTCATTCCAAGATGAGCCGTTTAATACACCTCTTGACACTTCTGCCCTTATACTTGTCTTAAGCTTCTTTACATCTTCACCTAATCTGTCATAAAGGCTCTTAGAAAGCTTACTGTCTATCTGCAATGCTTTTAAAACTGCATTCTGGTCTATTGGAACAATTAAAGGAATCCCTTGTCCTGCAATATCATATATAGCACCAACATAGCCGTTCTGATAACACCTTGTAAGGTAATCTGATATTGTTGCATATTCGCCTGATTGAAGCTGCGCAAGTGCTGTTTCAAGTTGCGCCCTAATTGCGTTCTGATACTGCTGCTGGTATATAATAGCCTGTATATTCTCCATATCCGTTCTAGTGGATAATTGGGATATATTTACACTGCAATCCTTTATTGCCTGCTTAAACACCTGCTGAAGCTCTTTAAGTACCTGCTTCTCATTATTAAGTTGTGCTTGTAAGATTTCCTTCTGTCTGCCGTTCATCTACTACAACCCCACTTAATACTTTCTGTGCTGTCATTGTTTCCTGTTCCTCATTCTTAGGAAGCTTATCCTTTATATCTTCATAAGAAATATCCAACTGCTCACAAATCAACTGAAGTACTGTTTCATCATCCAATATCTGTGCAAGGCTCATGATTACATTGACTTCTGTCTGCCTTGTCTGTGCTTTTGTTAATGCTATCTGTGCATTTTCCTGTGCATTTGACATAACTTCAGGCTCAAAGCTGAAATACACATCCTTCATCTGATAATCAGTCTTATTAATATCATTGATTTCAGCAAGTACAGGCTTTATCAGCTTTCTTAAAAACTGCTTAAGCCTTACTATCAGCTTGTTTGCTTTTAGATCCAGCAGAGAATATGCAGCTTTAATTGCAATATTAGTTGTTGCGCTTGTGTCCTTAAGGCCTGCCGTATTAAGACCAAATCCAAATCTGTATATATTCTTCTCATCAAGCTCAAGCTTTATCTTTCTTGCTTCATACGGAATATCTACAGTCTTTATCTCAACCCCTGCGCCTGTATCTGTGCTTTCCATTCCTATCATTTTCTTGGTTTTAATGTTCTGCTGTAATTCATCAAGATTATCACCTTCAAAACCCTTAACAACATGAATCGGTGTGTCAAAGTCAACCAGGTTGTTTGACAATGAACAGCTATGTAAATCATAATCATCTATCAGGTCCTTAATTGTCTTAAGGCAGCTGAACTGTTTCTTGTTATTATCAAGCCTGAAAAAAGGAATGAATCCAAAACCGTCATAATAGGTCTTATCATCATTCCCTTTCTTGTATAATGTATGTGGTTTAGGATTGATTGGCTCCGATTTATCTATATCAATCTTTCCTTCTCCATCCTGAACATAGAAATATGTATTTTCTTTATCCCATACCTGAATTCTTTTTATCTTCTTATACGATTTTTCGATACGGTCAACATACCAGTAAATCACATAAGCACATCCATCATCTGTGTCTTTTTCTCTTACTTCAACGACACTAATGCTATCCGCACACATAAACGACAACCTGTCTTCTGCGTTCTTGTATGCATACATGTAATCAAAGCCCTTCGTCTGACACCCTGTCAGCACTTCTGATAATTCTGCTGTAAAATCTTCGTTCTCGTTGAAGTAGGAATCTAATTCTTTCTGCAGCTCTGGAATATCTGATTTAATAAACCCTTCATCACCTGATAGAATATACTGAGTACATTGGTCTACAAGCTCTGTAAAGAATGGATGGCTTATCTTGATATTGCTTCTTGTTGTATCTTCAACAAGCTCTCCGTCAGAATTGTAATAGAACAGCCTGTACTGCTTAATATCATGGTCTGCTTCATAGTAAGCCTGTCCTTTTCTTGCAAACATCTTTCTATCAGAAGCGGCATCATCCTGTATAAATTGTCGTATCTCATCAATTGTTAACATTTATATTCCCCTTTCATCAGCTTAGCTTAAACCAATATTCTTTTTCTCTTTCGCCATTTTTCAATACCATATCTTAGTGCAGCCATAGCATCATCCTGAAAAGCAACTGGCTCATCCAGATATTCACCTGTCTTTTCGTCTTTCTTCCATTTCCATTGCTGCAGCTCCTTTATGGTATTAACACAGGAAGGATGTACTCTTATTATTCGCTTAATAACCTTATCCTTACGAACAACACCCTTTAACCAGTCTATTTGTGCTTTAACAGAACCATTAGCGCCACCTTTATCAACACCCTTTGCTCTATATCCTGCGTTTTTCCACGTTTTAATTCTGTCAGGCTCTGCAGAATCACACCACATATCCTTGTTTGTCGGAATGCCTGCTTCCTGTGCTAATGGTATAATCTCGGCTGTTTCTTTTTCAAATACATACACTTCTTTCAGAATGTATATGTTATCATCTTTGATGCCAAGAAGAAGAATTGCATTTGCATGATTGAAACCAAAATCCTGTCCGATTGCAATATCATCATAATCATTCAGATTCTGTGATATATCCTCAACTTCCCAATTGTGAAGAATAAGACCGCCAATCTCTCCCCAATTTCCCAATCCGTAAATCTGATATCCTTCTGGATCTACAAGTTTTCTTCTTTCCATACGCTGCCTGTAGGCATTGTCAATAAACCTGTTTCCTAGATATGTACTGTGATGTGTCAATACATTACTATCGGGAATATCAAAAAAGACCTTCTTTATCCAGTGATTCTTATTCACAGGATTGAAGGTCATTCTTATCTGATAGAATTGCCCTGGTGGAAGTTCACCTCTCAATCTATCATCTATTATTTCAAAGTCAGCTTGTGTGATTTCCGTTGCTTCTTCAATCCACACATCTGTCAGCTTTCCTTTTTGAAATGTGATTGACTTTAGCTTTTCACGTTGCTTTTCATCATTTACACCTCTAAAAATTATCTGATTACCATTAGCAAGACATGTAAGCTGTAAAGGGCTTTGTTTAATGCTCCAATATCTGTTAGCCTTATCACCAAACATGCGGTAAATCGCACCTGTAAGCTCTGCATAAGTACTATCTCTATTGGTTATGTCCGACTTACGAATACATACAAGGTTGCGCCCCTTATCCTGCATCAGCCTTAATATATAATTCTGCGCTGTGTCAACGCTCTTCCCTGAACCTGCGCTGCCTTTCATAACTATGTATCGTTTATGGCTTCTATCAACTTCCTTGAAGCATGGATTCATCTGTACTGAAGTGTTCATAAGGCATCACCACGTTTTATAACCGTTATCTTAGGAACATACAGCCTGTAAAATGGTTTGCCACAATTTATAATCTCGCATTTCTTGTTATAAACAACAGCCTGTATCTTCCTGAATTTCACAAATCTATACAAATTAAAAAGCAGGAACAACCGCCCTGCTATTGGTCTGATATATTCAACTTCAATCGGTATTCTTTCAATCTTAAACTTACTTATCTTCATCCCCATCTCCATAATCAACTGTAATATTCAGTTCCATATCAACATCAGTTTCAATCTTATCTGTATAAAGACCATATCTCCTGCCAAGTAGTTCAGCAGCTTTCAGCCTTTCCTTCTCTGATGGTTCTTTAAGGACTGTCCTTGCTTCACTGCAGCCATCACCTATTCCCTCAACAACTATTTCCGTTGATTGACTTTTACCTCTCATAACAGAAGTAAGATACTTGAGAACTTCATCCTGACTTGCAATAAGCTCTGATTCTTTTTCAGCCATTAATTCTGCAAGATACTTCTGACCTTCAACATTCTTCAACAGCCTTTGTCCTTGGCTGTAAGCTGTCTTTTTTGAATAACCTGCACGAATCGCTGCTTGAGTTGCATTAGCATCAATCAGCCACTCTTTATAAAATTGTTTTTGTTTATGATTCAATGCCACTCAATCACCACCCTTCAAAAAGCCTGTCAGGTAAAGGAGGTTCAAACCCTGACAGGCAAGAAAAAAGACATGAACCCTGCTCATTAGATTCATGTCTTCAAATCGAATTATAAACTTTTACTGTTTCAGTGTAACACGCAAGTTTTTCATAATCAATTACAACTTTTTGCAATTTTTTACAACTTTTTATAAAGTTTTGCAATGTTTTGCATTTTTTTATTTTTTACTCCCAAACTATCTACATTCTGTTATTTAATAACCGCTGTACATTAGATAACGCCCTGCCATGAATGGTTGCAACCCATGAATAAGATCTATGCTTTAATTCAGCAACTTCATCAAGTGGCATAAGTTGCACATACAACATGTGCAGCACATCATATTCCTGAGCTGGTAATTGTTCAATGGTTCTTACAATCTCGTTATGCTTGTTAATCAAATCCTGCTTCTGTTGAATCAACTCTTTTTCAATGTCAACATAGTTTATCACGGCAGTAGCCATTGTGTCTGCTGCTCCTGATGTTTTAACCTTATCCCCAAGAACAGGCGCTGAAGTATTGTCTGCAAGCTCTTTCCATTTAACAATTTCAGCATCTTTGTTTTTTATCATCATATTGATTTTCTCAATCTGTGATAAATATTCTTTAGCTTTCACCTGCCTAAGCCACCTGCCTTTACTATTTCAATTGCCTTGTCCATAGCACAATATACACAAATATTTTTTTCGTGCCCATTTTTTATTTCTTCTAGTTTAGCTACAATATCATCTACATCATAGGCTGTTGGCTGTTCTGCAGTTTCTTTTATGACTTCTTGTATCATTGAACAACCGCCACCCCAGAAGCTATCAAAATCTGATTCGTGATACTTTGCATCTGCTTCATCATAAACTTTATTAAATTTTAACAACAATTTATCCGCATCAATTAATCGCATTATTTGTCCTCCTTCGCCCTATAATAATCTTTACAATTCCTGTTGCATTTTCTGCAAGGCATTTCCCATTCTTCTACATCTTCAAAGGCACAGCCTGCACATCCGTCTGCGTTTTCTTTTTTCATCTGCTTTTCAAGGACCTGTATTGCAACATCCATTGCATCATGCAATACTGAAGAATGTATTTCACCGCCCATCTCTAAATCAAACCGTATTGCTTCTATTGCTTCTCTATCTTTCATATAACCGTAACCTCACTTCCTAATTCCTAGCATTATTGGCAAGTAAACTGTTATAATAATCATCAGACTGCTTAGGTCTTTGGTGAAAATCATTAAACTTATTATTAGCTGTGTGCTTCTTGGCATCTTCCTCACACCATTTACTGATAGTTGCATAATTATATGTATTGGTGTACTGCTTTGCTCTCTCAATCTTGGAATCTACAAAAGGCTTGCCATACTTCCTGACTAAGGCACTATATTCAGTGTCCGTCATTGGAATAGATTCAGTGGATGGTTGTGGGGGCTGTTCTGTCTGGTTGCTGCTCTCTCTACACTCCCCTATACTAATCTCTTCTACACTAATCTCTTCTACACTAGTCGGTTTTTTGTCGGCAATCCGTCGGCAATCCGTCGGCAAATCGTCGGCAAATCGTCGGCAATCCGTCGGCAATGCATTTACATTGTTCAAATTAAGCGTGTATGCCTTGTTTTCCTTAACTGCAAGAAGGCTTCTTTCTTCCGTGTATTGTGTAGGTTTTAACTTGCTTGGCTGAATCTGATTGTGCATTTTCCAATGTTTAATAACAACCACACCTGATTCAAATGGAATAATAAAATTCTTAGCAACAAGAAGTTTCATATCATCATCAGAAGCTGATATTGACCGCTGAACACTCTTTGCATTATTTAAAAAACCTTCATCATCTGCATTCATTCCCAAATGAAAATATAAAGCCTGTGAAGAAAGTGGCATTTCCTTAAATGAATCACTATTAATAATTTTCATTGTAAACATCCGTTTTTCTGCCATAACTGTTCACCTACTATTCTACTTCTTCAAGTTCTACTTTCTTAATTTCTCCATAAGGTGCAGGCTTTTCATCCCTGTACATCCAGGCAATAACCTTTCTTTCAACCCTGGATGTGCCAAGATTCCACTTACCCTTATCATTAATATAACTTTCAGTTACATTCCTTGAGCGGCTTGCCGTAAATTCATATGTCACCCAGCAATCCCTATACGGAACAGGAAGCTCATCTTCAACCTTTATCCAATCTCTCATGATTTCTGCACCTTCTTTCTGAATAACTCACCCTTACACCAAAAATAGTGGTCTGTAGGCATATAACCTTCAATTACTGCCTTTTGATTACATATGTATTTGCCATTATCATCACCGCTGCAATTGTTGCACTGTTCGCAACAGGTATGACCTGATAAATGCTTATTCCTTCTTCTGCTCATGCTTACCCTTTCTATCCTTCCAATCCTTCAAATACTGTTCCTGAATATCATCATCATCAAATGTATTTTGAATTACACATATGATTCCAATTGCACTCACAACAGTTATAGAACCAATTGCAATAATAAATCCCATCAATAGTAACTCCTTGCATAATGTCTAAATGTATCTTCATTATCTCTTCTGGCATCCTTTACTTTCTTATCACCTGCAAGATCAGGATACTGTTCAACAATCTTTCTTCTTACTCTTCCTACTGTTTCTATGGATGGCAAATGATAAGCCTTCATGTTCAACAAGAAATTAGGCAGCGACATTGAATCAATGTTGATTCCTTTCTGTGCGCCAATATGCTTGATAACATGGTAATACAGTATATTGTCAGAATTCCTTGCCTGAGGATGCTCCTCAAGAATATTCTTTACAAGGTTATGTATTGTCTTTAATTCTTTTATTTCCATGCTCTATACCTCTCAATTCTTTAGTTTTGCTTCTGCTTCTGATTTTGTGAGGAATACTGTCTTGCCAAAATTGTTCAAATTCGTAACAATCCAATGGAGACTATATGCTTTCATATCTTGCACATAGTTCTCTTTTTTACTGTCACACTCATACTCGCACCCTTGACAATTATATTCGTCGAATTCTTCATTGCTAGGTGTGCATTTAGTGCATCTGTTGAAAATACAGTAAACTGTATCTCCCACCTTGCACGGCAGCCGCAGGAATAATCCTTGCTCCTCGGCATCCTCGTAGGCAGCGAGTTTCTCATAAATCTCTGTTATGGTAGGACAGTCTTCAAGATAATTATTGCAATACTTATAATCGTATTTGCAGTTGTTTCCACATCCTAAAACTGCCGCCTGACCATTTTCAAATCGCTCTGTTAATCTCTCCATCCCTACTCCTTTCTTTTCTTCTTCAGACATCTCATCAATAGTCATTCCTGCTTATACCTCACTTATAATCACTTCTGTTCTAGGATTCTCTTTGTCATATTCAACCCTGCTTCCATCCATTGTTGCTATAATCTTGGAATTATCATCAATAACAACTCCATGATGTACAAGCACATCACATAAAGCTTCATGCAGATTGCAAAGGTCAACCCTTCTTCTTGTTGGCATATAATATACAGCCTGAACATTTACAGGTTTGTCTATAGTTTCAATCTGCGGCATAAATGCTGCACAATCCTTTTCATACTGTTTGTACAACTTACTCGGTATAATCATTGGTCTACCACCTAACATGATAATCTGCTGACTATTCTTCTTTGTCCTCGGTGGAAGCGGTATTGTAAATTCTGCTATCTTCATATATTCAACCCTTCTAACTTCATGTTCATTTCCTGTTTAAGCTCTTCAAGTATCTTAATAGCTTCACTAATTGGAGTTTCTCCTTCGGACAGCTTATTCGTTACCTTATGCTCATATATACCCTTAACAGCATTAACAAGACTTCCATAATAGCCAATAGCGCTATAAATCGTGTTACCATCCTTATCTTTCTTGTGTGTATTTTTCTTGGCCGTATAACCCATTGCATCTATATCAACAATATAATCATCATCAATTCTTACCATATTTCTCCTTTCCGACAGGGAACAGTGACCAACTGCCCCTGTCTGCACATATATTTTTAAGAAGGCTGCTACTGTGATATATTTCCCCTTCAGAAGTGCTTTAAGAAATAACTGTAATATATGGATATTCCATAAGTTCTTTCTGTAAATATTCCTTGATTCTCTGTGTTGCTTCCATCTTCCAAGCACCGCCATCAGCTTCAAAGATAGCGCACACAACACCTTCGTATTTATCCTGCTTCATTCTAAATATGAAATCTGATGCAGGCTGTTCTACTTCCAAGAATGTTCTATAAGGTGTCAGTCTGACAGGATTAGGTACAAGTGCATCACTCTTAGATGCAATACCTGTCTTGACTGTAGCCTTCTGTGTTACTCCATCATCACCATATTCAGCTACAGTTCCAGCTTCAACAGTACCTGCAAACTTAAGTACTAATGACCTGTCACATTCATTCATGAACTTTGACTGTAAATTAATACAGAACTTCTCCTGATCCATGAAACTATTAAAAGTAAAATCTGGCACTCTTGCAGATACCTCAACGAGATATTCACGATTTCTATTATCATCAAGTTGGCTGAACAGCCTTACCTCTGTTGGACTTGCCACTTCAATAATCATCTTGCCTGCCATAATATCAATGCCGCCCTTAATGTAATCTACAAGGCTTGTAAGAGTATGCATTGTGATAGAATCTGCCCTTGGAATGTCTTTATGTAACAGATACAATGATTTATCCGAATATGTCTGAATCTTTCCCTCAACATTAATATCCTGAACCTTTGCTTCACTTAAACCAACTATGTACTGTAATGCTTCTTTAATCATAAAATTCACCATTTAACCTTTCTTACATAACACTTGCTTTTCTAAAATCAACAACAGAATTATCATTAAGGATTTCACATGTTGACTGATCTGCAATTAATTTCTTAGATTCTTCCCCCTGCTCCTGAGGGTCGACAAAATCATTGAATGACATCTGTCCTTTAATCTGCTTACCATATTCCTCTGCATACATTTCACCTGTCTTAAGGTCTTTGCCGATAGAAAATGCTGTTGCCATTGGTGCCTGTGGTGCAAGCTTCTCAACCACATTAACATCAACCTTCACATCATCCCTGTTTTCGTTCTGTACAAAATCTAGTGAAATGGTTATCTTTCTTTTCACCTTGAAAGATGTATTAACATCCTGTAAATTATCAATAACCCTTTCAAAAGATTTATTGAACTTCTCCTGTAATGCACCACCCAAAATGCTCTGTAATTCCACTTTGTTCATATGAATACTCCTTCCTTAAATTAATTATTTCCAAACAATGCCATCTGTGCATCTGTTGGCGGCTGTACTGTTCCAGAAGCTTCAGGTCCTGTCTGTTCCTGCTGTGGTGCTTCCTGCGGCTGCTCCATATCAATGATAGAATCATCATTTTCAACGTAATCCTTAGTTCCATCCTCATTAATAACCGCCATGTCACCATCAAAAGCCATCTGCATTTCAATAGACATGATTCCCCACTTGCTGATTAGCTGTCTTAACATGGTCTTGTAAGCCATACCATCAAAATTCTTTTCCCAAAATGTATATCCCTTCTTTGCCTTATATCCTGGTGAATACTTGATTGCATGGGCTTCCATCTGCTCTTTACTCCAATAAATAGCCTTTCTGAATCCATTGGTAAGCTCAAACATTGCATAATAACCTACTGTTGGAAGTGCTTCTCTCTCATTCCACTTATTAATCATTAAATTAACCTGAATATCCTCATTCATTGGGTCGAAGTATTCAAGCTCACCTTCTTTGATAGCAAGTACATTAAGCTTCTTATACTGTCCTGATCTGATAGCAAGCTGAATATATCCTTTATATCCAAGCTGAAACTGTGCAACCTTGCCCCTGTTTTTATCATTAAATGGCACCATGTAATAATGTCCTAACTGTGGGGATGGTGAAAGCTTTAATGACTCTCCCAAAAGGGCTGCTGATAAAATACTCTGATTAGTACACTCCTGAAGTGCTGGATTCGTATTTACAGCTGATACAATGGATGCAATAAACTTCTGACCATCCTTGCCGCCTATGATACTGTTAATCTGATTCTTTACAGCATCCTGTGTAAGATATGCTGTAAGACCTAATCTCTGATTCTGCTTCTTAACTAAGCTATTATTAACGCTCATTGTTTTTACCTCTCTTTATACATCTACGATTTTTGTTATTTTCTGCCCTTGTTATAAATCTGCAATTTTCAGGGCAGTAGTTTCCATTTACATTAATTCTGTCAATTGTTAAATCATCAGAATAACCATTAGCAATAGCCCAATCTCTGAAAGCTTCAAAGCTATTCTTCCATTCATCACATACTGTGATACCTCTGCCACCATATTCTGAATATCTTTTATCTTTAGGATAAAAGCACCTAACACGCATATTTCTCCATGTTATATACAATCTTGACTTTGAATCTCCATGTGTTTCTGCAATATGAACATTATGTGTTCTTTCCTTTGCATAACATCCACATGATTTCACAAGATTATTTCTTAATTGAAAGCTTTTTTGATAAGTTGTATTCCCACAATCACATTTGCAAAGCCAACCGCTAAATCGTTTTCCATCAATAAACTTTACATGTTCAATAACTGTCAGCCTTCCGAACTTCTGACCTGTTAAATCAATAAATGCAGGCATTATTCACCTAATCCTTCCATAATCGACTTTAAAATATCCTGAAGTGTAGCTGAAGTCTGCTTCTTTAATTCTTCTATCTCTTTTTCATTCTGTTCATCTGACTTCTTGGAATTTTTCACAATTTTATCAATCAATTCTTCTGCAGCTTCCTTACCATACCTTTCCTCAGTCGACTTCCTAAATGCTCTTAAAATGCTTTCAATTTCACAGCAAATAACAGCTCCATTGCCATTAATCACAATTGTTTTTCTATCTACATGAATCATTCTGTTTACCTACCTTTCTAAATTGACTTAAATTCAATATTTCTGCTGTTAAAGAATTCCTTAAGTGCAATGGCATCTTCTGTTGTAAGCAATGCCTGGAATGCTACCCACTGCTTTTTAGATTCAGGTTCAACCTGTGCAGATGGAAAAGCTTCTGCATCAAGTTCTTTATTAATTACAGGTGGAATAAATTCTTCTTCAGTTACCGTCTGTTCAGCAGCCTTCCTTGCTTCTTCCTCTGCCTTGCGTCTTGCCTGTTCTGCTTCCATTTCAGCCTTCTTCTTAGCCATATCTGACAGCCTGTGGGCTTCATTTAGGGCTTTTCCTATGTCAAGGGTAGAAATATATGTCTGCTGTGCTTCAAAGCTGTATTCAGGCAAATCAGCAAGTATAACCATTTCATTCTTAAACTTAGCAATAGCTTCATTAATCACATCCTGAATTGACTTCATGGAAGTTGAAGCATTAAGCCACTTGTTATCAAATATTTTTTCAAAAGAAAGACCTTCAGGAACATCACAGTTATCCCAATATTCCTTAATAGCTTCCATCTTTTCAGACTTCTGCTTTTCCTCATACTCCTTAACCTGCTTATCAATTACAGCAACAGGCTTGTCTATAATGCCAATAATCTCATTAATCTTCTGCTTAAAATCATTAAAGGGCTGCATGTATTCTCTTTCCCTTCTGATTCTTTCATCATTAAGTGCTTTCTTGAGCTTATTAAGATTAGCCTTATCAGCCTTTGCCTGCTTAATCTGGTCGTCCGTATACACTAATGTTTCATACATGGATACCTTCTCTGTAAGCTCCTGCTTAAGTTCCTCATAATTGAATGTAATCTGTTCAGGAACTGCCACCTCATTAACCTTTAATTCCATTTCATTTACCTCACTTTTTTATTTTCTTAAATCCACATTATTCGTGGGCTTGTCTTTGTTCCCTTAACCCATACAAACCATGCATAACATACCGCCTTGGGTGGTTTTTCAGGCTTAATCCCATTCTTCCAACAATCAATTCTACTTCTGAAAACATATATTCTTTTAGGTGGGTATCTGTCGAATAATTCCTTACGTTTTGCACCTTCCAAGAAAGTAAGTTTTAAAAACATTGCAACCTTCACAGATTCCTGTGATATATCAAGGGCATGTTCTACAAATTCCTTTGCCATTGCATACGGTGGATTGGTTATAATATCCCTGCTGTTTCTTGGTACACCACCTGCTTTTAAAAAATCCTGTTCAAATGCCTGTTCTGAATATCCTCGGTCAACAATATCTGATGAAATCACATCAAAACCATGCTTCAACAAAACTTCTGAAATATGACCGCCGCCACAAGCAGGTTCTAATATGTACTGACAAAATTCTTCAACTTCAAGCAGCTTTTCAACTGCTTCAGGATTGGTTGCATAATAATCTAGTACGGCCCTTTGTTCTCCTGAATGATTGCTTGCACCATGCGTTGCATAAATTGATGCAGCATTGCCTGTCCAATCTTTATTAACTGTCATTCTCCGCTCCTTTTCTTATATTTCAGGAAGAACCAATGCAGGTTGCTTCCTAGTTCTCACATATTGCCAAAATTCCGAGCCCTTCTGCATCAGATAATTAATATCTTCCTGTGCTTCTGTTCTTTCAATCTTGTAGTGTTTGGTTTGCAAATAAACTTCGCCATTGAATTCAGATTTAAGCTGTCCTTTTAATACACAAAAATCTGCTTCCAGCACAGCCATGTAAAAACAGCATTGGCAATAATAATTCATAGGTATCTGGTGATTCCATTTCTCTTTCTGCATAGATTGCAGGATGTTGGTTGTCTTAATCTCTAAAATACCCTTTCTGCCTGTCTCTTTTTCCGTAAGCCATCCGTCCAAAGAAGCCTGCGCCCAAGGATACTTGTCATTCCTGAAGGAATTATTTTCTATGTAATGCACTTCATACTGTGGGAAATCCAAAGCAAATAATGCTCTAAGATGTTCTTCTGCCTTTGTTCCATACAGTACATATGGTTCATTGGAAATATCCTTCGCCTGAGCTTGTCCTGTCTTTTCCATCCATAAATCAATGTTAGACTTGTACGGATTGCAGCCAACCACAGCACTTATCTCAGAACCGCCTATGCCATTCATACGATTGGCAAGCCATTCTTCCCTGCTATTAAGTACCTTCATTTCAACACTCAACAAATTCACCATCTTTCAATTTGTAAAATGTATCTTCTTTAATATGTTCACCATCCACATATTCTGTTCTTACACACTTAGGAATCCAAATGGCATATTCCTTTTCGGTATATTCATCTGTCCTTACCCATTCGACCAGAGTGATCCAACTGCCAATCTTGGCTTTTGCCCTTGAATTGCATCCTGCTGCCATAACAACTGAATGTTTACCCTTGGATGTTATCTGTGCGTAATTTCCACTTGAACCTATCTGTGCGTAATTTCCACTTGAACCTATCTGTGCGTAATTTCCGCTTGAACCTATCTTTGCGGAATATCCACTTGAACCTATCTGTGCGTAATTTCCGCTTGAACCTATCTTTGCGGAATAT